CTTTTAGGAATTTATCACGATATGCTTTAACTTCGGAGGGTTTCACTCCGAGCTTGGTTGCCACTTCTTTTTGTTTCCAGCAGTTAATATCCACCATTTCCTTGTCTTGTTGTTTGTGATTTCTTTATATCGACGTGATCTAGGTCAGCAATGGCAGCATAGCGAAGCACGTCAATAGGATCTTTCCATGCCTCCTTGAGACCCTGCTCGCCAGTGTATTCTGCCAATGCCCTAATGATATTCTCACAATCTTGTGATATATAAAAATGGGGTCTGTTGACCGAATCCAGAGGCTTGCTGGTATCGTAACTCATCTTGCTTATCAACGCTTGTAGCCCATCCTCGATCTCGAGACCCGGTGCCGGATTGCAAATGATTTCCATCTCAGCTAGGTCTTCGATGATAGACGATGCCCCATCTGACGCTTGATACTTAGCAGCACCTAGCCTTGGGTCAATTAGCCTGTCAAATATCTCCTCGTTCTCCTCGTAGTTCTGGATTAGCTCAACGTAGTCCCTAATGCCGTATCCAAGCCCTTTTGCGGCCTCTCCGGGTATCCATTTACCATTCTTCCACTCAGCCCAGTCACCATACTCCACGCTAGGCCACTCGCGGTAAACGTAGTAGGTTCCTGTCTCGTCCACTGCCACCCATGCCATAAACCAGTTCTTAGCTCCGGCTGGGTCGATAATCTGGTATCGAGTGACATTCTTGGTCGGAATCTTCTCGTTTGGAATGACGTTCACCGCAGTATTGAACTTGGGGAATTTGGTCGCTTGAGACTTCACAGGAACCCCGTAGGCACGGATTAGGATCTCCTCCCTTGTGCGCCCCTCTAAGGTCTCCTTGATGCGCTCATAGCCTCCAAATGGGTTATCCTGTGAGTGGAAGTAGTGGATCGATGCGTTGCGTTTTTTCGATCTCTGGATGTAGGGGACAAGTTCCCCTTTAAGTAGCTCCGCAGGTCGTGATTCAACGATTGTAGCCCCATCTAAATACTCCTTGATGACCTCGGTCCACCCGTCAATGGGGGTGAAGGTCACAAGCATCTTAGCATCCCTCGTAGCCAATCGGAATCGTAGGGTGTTGATTAGTTCCGGTCCGAGCAGATACTCGTCCAACCACACCCCGATATTGTGCCATACGGGTGACCTGCTACCAAGCTCAGCACCCTCCAGAATGGTTGGGTTGTTCTGATACTGTGAGTAGGTCTTGAAGATGATCTGAGACCCGTTTGGGAGGATTAGGCTGCCATCCGTAAATCCGTTCTTTTTGGTATAACTAATGTATGCCCCTGCGGATGTTTGCTTGGTCTTTAACTCTGCTGGCAGCCAGTCGTAAACAGCACTCTGCTGCTGACGAATGGACACCTCAGAGGTTTGAGCAAAACAGAATATCTCTGAATTGGGGTTTTCTACCGCAGCTCGGACAATGGAGAATGCACCCCATTGCGTCTTCCCGGACCTGTTACCTCCCAATGCCACGATCTCGGTAACCTCCGATAACTGCTCCTCTGCCTTGCTCCAGTGGGGTAGCCGGAATCCGTATCGGTATGGGTCTCTCTCTGCGTTCTCAATGGCCTCATGGTATATCTTATGGAGTTCGACCAACTCCTCCGGCTCCATGACTGCGATCTCATCCTCGGACGGAGGTGTGAGTATTTGGTGTGATCTCCACTTCATTCTACATCGATGATGACGTTGGACATACGGGATGCTACCTTAGCCTTTGCCTGTGCAATCATGATAGCAGCATCCTCAATGGAAGCACCCTTGCGGTGTTCGATCACCACGCCAGCCATCCCGGCAAGCTGGGTAGCTTTGTCCGTCATGATTCCAACGGTGAGGGCAAGACGGTCAGGGGAGATGTTTTTGAGTTGATCTGGATCATCAGCAAGTTGCTCAGCTTTCTGGAAGAGCAGATCCGTGTATTCCTCGGCAGCAATGGCATACTTCCGCGAGAAGTCCTTGCGCTTCGTCTCTAGGGTGTCCTCATGCCTCCATTCGAGGCTTCTGATGGTTTTCCTGTCGATCCCGGTCTCCTTGGCTATAGCTGAGTAGCTACGCCCCTGTGCGAGCAACCAGAGTGCCTTTGCAGCCCCTTCCGGGTTCCAATACTCAACTCGCTTACGGTCACCGTGTGCCTTAGCCCTCTCAAGGACTTCTGCAAACCATTCAGGTGGTTGCACTTCTAAACTTTCAGATGATGATTTGATCATTTAATAGATGCGGCTTTTTGAATCATATCTGAGCTACCGATATTACTTTTGGAGCTTTTTACTTCAAAAGGATTCTTGTATCCAATTATCTCATTGATTGCCTCCGGATCACCCTGTGCCGCAGCACTAGCTAAATAATCAGCTTCTTCTGGTGCATTTGGATAAACCATATATGCAGAATTGTCTTGGGTGAAGTAAGACCTGTAGCCCATTGATTCGAGTTCGGATATTTCTTTCTCATCGTCCTCGTTGAAAATATAATCACTTATCTTTTTCATTTTTTAGATTTCTGGCATTTCTAGAACAACACTCAATCCATCCCTCATAGCTCCAACTGTAGAGTTTTCTGTTTTTGGGTATTTTCCTGTTGCTTCTTTGTATTTATCCCCGAAATCTTTAAAATAGTCAATTAGTTTTTTAGGCTTTGAATTCAAGAAATTATTTCCATTTTCTGGTCCAAGTTGCACCCAACTATAAGACTCATGCCGAACAAAATCGGGGTGTTCTTTAAAATATTTTGCTGCTGCCTTTTCTGTAGCAGTCATAAACTTTATTTGTTGTGGATCATCTCCAAGATAAATAGCAAAAAGATCTGGGTTTGATGAAAGCTCAACAGCACCAAGAACTTGATTATTTGTTGCTTCTTTAAATTCTCCAATGTCATCAATTACCTTGTCTGTAGAAAAACCTTCAATTTCGAATCCTGTAGTAGCATCTAATGCGGCTTTTCTTCCTTCAAAGCTATTAGATATTTCTATTAACTGCCTTCCAGAATATTTGGATGCTAAGTTTTTAAATTTAGATGTTTGAAGGTAGTCCTCTAAACTAGCAAGACTTTTGTTTTTGTTTGCAAGTGACCCCGTTCCATTCTTAAAGCTTGTTGATTTACTTCTATAATCCCTTATTAACGAGGACAAAGATTTAAATTCGCTTGGTGGTGTTACAATTTTAGCTTTTGCTTTTTTGATTAAGCCTTTTAACTTGGCTATATCTTTTTTTATTTTTATTTTTTTTGCTTTATCGGCTTTATTTAATTGATCATTAAGTTCAGATATATTATCTGAATGTTTCTTGATTGTTGCTGTTTGAGATGCATTATTATTAAGCATATCCCCATAACTAGCTAATGTAATAAATAAATCTTCATGGTGTTTTTTTAGACCTGCATTTGCAATTTCATTTGAGACAGTCCGAACAGTTCGAAGGTTAGATGCGTGAGCATCCTTACCCATAATATATGTAAGTAAGTGTGTTGCTCCTTGTTGGATAGCCTTCACCTTCATTGTTAATACAGGTTTCCATCCCATATTTGCCCAAACTGGACGATATTTAATCCCATCTGGTCCAGTAAAAGTAATCTGATTAACCTTTAAGTTAGGGAATAAGATTCCCCCAAGATCACCAAGCGCAGCCATAGCCCGATCTGCCATTGCTATTTGAACTTTTTTACCAGCAAGTTCAACAGCAGCGTCTTTGATTACTGGTTTGATTTGAGTTTCTGGATCATAATTGAAACTTACATCCTTACCATCGTTTTTATAAAGAGTTACTTTTGCAAGTTCATCATAAAGAAACTTGTCTCTAGCTTCAATTGGTATTTCTTTTGTAACTGTCCTTCTGTCTCTAAGCAAGGTCAACGCACCATTAGGTGCTGTTGGCTTAGTTAAAATAATTTTTCCTTGATCATCTAATTTAGATTTAAGAATCTCAGTTGTATCATATCCTTTTTGATTCTCATATGTCTTTGGATTTAATGGTTCAGGCATATACCTAATATCCTTCGACTCCGGGTTGAAGCGTTGGCTAGGTGGGATGATGTTGCCGGAGTCGTCGCGGGTGATGGGGTCTGCGGATTTGATTTGTTCTGCTGAACGGACTACTTTTACATTTGTTTTTCTATAGTCTGATTGATCAACAGAATCCATTACATTCTTAATAATTACACTATCATGTCCTGCCTCAAAAGCACGACGAACAGCTTCATTAACATTGATTGCGTTTTTAGGAAGATTTCCATAGACTTTAGGTTTCCACTGAGATCCGGGGAATGGGATGTTATCCCATCTTTTCCCAGCAGCATCAATTACCATTGGGTTTTCCATTTTCAATAAAGCAGAAACAGTCTTTGGATTAGGTCCTTCAGATAACCACATACCACGAGACTTTGTGTATGTATCTGCAATATTTTTACTTTCAGCGAAAAATATACCATTCCCTCTGGATTTGAATTTTGTAAAGTCTCCATTTGGTGTTCCATGAAATCCTTTTTCAATGTATCCTGATGCCTTAGCAGCCTCATCCACCACTCTCTGCTGCATCTCCACATCTCCGCTCTCCACGGCCTTCATATACTCCGCGTCGATCTGCTCTGGCATATACCTTGGAGTTTGGTTCTGTTCCCTTTTGGTCGGAATATTACCATTTTCAGAGAATGCAACAGCAACTGGTTTGCCAGTATTGTCATCTATCCATGTATTGATATTTCCCGTTGCGGATGAAGATGGAGGACCATACCTACTTGTGAGTAGATTGGATCTATTGATATCTACAACTGGGGTGTCTGCTGGCAACGATCCACTCTCAACTCTGGCATCAAACTCAGCCCTATTGGACGGGGTCATCTCTACTGGAGTGAATACATATGCATCCTTCTCCTCGTTGCTCATGCTTTTCCATCTTTCTGATGAAGGAGTAATTGTTTCTTCAGGCATCTGCCTTGTTTGCTCTGGCATTTGTTCCGACTTTTCAACGACACCATCCGGGAAGTAGTTAACCTTCACATAGTCATAGTTGAATGGGATCGGTGTTCCATCCATCTTGGTTGCCTTGGAAATACGATCTAATCGGAATGTTCGATATACGTTTCCATCCTTGATCTTGTCGGCATCAAACATCGGGTTAATGCTTCTCTGTTCCTTGGTCATCTGACCAAAGATTGTATTGATGAATTGCTGATATTCCTCCCACTTTGGACCATACTTATCCTGATAATATTTGTCAGTTTTGGTGTTGGTCGCGTGCATATCCATCATGGCGGATATGTCTTTCTTGATAGCCTCCGTATTGCCTTGGTATAAGGCTTGCCCGCGTTTACTGGCAGCTCTTGATGTCACGTTCTTGTGCAACTGGTCAACGCTCATAAGGTGGACTAGGATGTTTCCTGTCTTCGTTATACTGAATCCTACTGGCACAGTCTCTCTTAATGTTGCCTCAAGGCTTGCATATCGAATCTTACCACCCCTGCGCTTAATTGTAGCCGGGTGGTTAATCACCATGTATCTAGTTCCAGAATTCTGTCTTGTGGCGGTATTGATGTTTCTGAGGATAGCTATCTGCTTCGCGTTCAATATTCCTTTGGCTGCCAATGCGTTGATCGTGGCCGGGCTTATGAATCTACCCTGCCATCCTTGGTCTGGAATAAGTTTAATTTCACCATCCTCTGGCATATAGCCATCATTAACCCTGCGGATTTGTTCCTCGATAAGAACCAATCCTGCGGCCTGTCTAGCCTCGTCTGTAGCCTTCGAGAGAGGGATGTGATCGCCATCCTTGTCTAGAAGTGGTTGACCATTTGCATCCGATTCTAAAACAGAATGGAATGAATCGACGATAGGGTCTCCCTTTTGAACTGGAAGTCTATTACCCGCGTCACCTTTCTCTCCTTTACCTCTAGGAACCAAGGATGCTTCCCCAGCGGTATCCCTGATCAAGTTACGCATCATAGCCTTTGCCTCTGGTAGCTCCCTAAGACCCTCTGCAAGCAATCCGTTGCCTTCAACGAATTTACCTCCAGCCTGCATTGCCCCACCAGTTCTAAAGAAGAAATCTTTTAGGATAGGGACTCTCGGCATGGTCGCTTGAATAAACTTCCTGAGTTGCCTTCCGGCTTGCGTCCTTCCTGTCATCTTGGAGAGTTCACCAGACTCGACCATTTCAACCATGTGATCTACGGTATTCTCAATGAAATATTCCTCTGCGATAGCTTCAAGACTTCTGCGCTCAATATTACCAGCATCTGTTCTTCGGTCATATTCGTCCTTGAACCGTTGGAATTCTGGATCTAGTTCACCGTTGGTCTTCCTGAGTATCCCGGGTGTTTCTGCATCCCCAAGGAGCATACTATGAATCAATGGGTTAGCTCCATTCCGAATGCTGATATAGTGTCCAACCTCATGTGCTATCAATGGACGCAATGGGTTGTTGCTTTTCGGATTGATCCTTACGGTATTTGTAACCGGATCATATCTACTTGGTAATCCGTCCACAAAATCCCAGTTTAGGTTTGGGAATGCTGCCGCAAATGATGATACCATTCTCCTTGAGCCTTTTCCTAATGAGTTAAATCCAGCCTTCTGGCTCTCAAGTAGATTCCTTGTAAAGTTTAGTTCATCTGCTATCCTTACTGATTTAAGTGTTTCCTTGGAACCCTTAAACATTTGAGTTACCCCTGAGAAACCTCCACCAAATACAAGTGATACTCCTCCAGCCCTACTCAAGATATCTTTCGTGTCACCGTATGGATCTTGCAAATACTCAATAGCAAGGTTCATTGGGTAGGATGCGGCAGTTCCCTTCGCTACATTAGCACCAAGTTCTGGTAGATACCCTCCCAAGGTTAATTCATCCATTCGGTGGGATAGGAATCTCTGTGCGTTTGAGATGGTTGGATTGTTTGCAACTCGTTGCCAATACGAGGAAGATCCTCGTGCCTGCATGAGTTCTTTACCTAGAATCTTTGTGTATTTCCCAACACTTTCAAGAAACGGACCACTAGCTAATATCCTCGCCCCAATAGTTGGGACAGCGGCTGCAGGACCAAGAACAAGGCCAGCAGAGAGTCCGGGAATACTTTTAAGAGTATTGTAAACTCCATCGATCCCGGTCCTTGTTGCGATATCGTCAAGCCACGCGTCTGCCTTCATTAGACCGTTGCCAATAGCTTCAACTGTCTGCCCGACAACATTTGCTGGAAGTGCATTGAATTGCTGTATCTTATTATTGATCCCAATTAGTGCGTCTCCTATTCCAGCTTTCTTGCTTAACCCAGCGAGATCGGTTGAAATCTTAGAGTCTACTTCCGCGAGTTCATCAAGTTTGCCTTTGATATCCTGCATACTGTCGCCAATTCTGGCGGCGGTTGCCTTGTATCTTACAGATTCCGCAGTCTTTCCGACTGACTCAAATGCGGATGCTTTTTCTGTTACTTTCGCACCAACCCCCTCTGCTCTGGATAGTGCTGATTCCAATGCTGCCATTTGCGACCTGATTCCAGCCTGCTCTGTCGATAAAACGGAAAACTTTAATGCTTGTTTTTCGGCATTCAATAATGATCTCATCATTGTTTGACCAACAGATTTAGCAATTAGTGTGCTTCCCATAGACGCTGGGACACTTGGGTCTACAAACGAACCAACAAGACCAATAGCTTGTTCTTGTTCAGTTACATATTCTTCTCCTTTCTGCTTGATCAATATATCTCGCATCTGGTTTGGAACAGTTGAACCTCCACTCAAAGCGGTTAAGAAATCAGCACCAGTTATGCTATCATAATCGTATCTTTTCCTTTCGTATTCTTGCTTGAGAAGTAATGATGCTGTTTCTTTTTCATCCGCGTCTGCGTTTGAAAGTGCTAATGATAGATCAGCAACCTTATTTACCGCTCCTGTTGCTAATGGCTCGAGTGACAACCATGATGACTTAACAAGTGTTGACGCATCATTGATTTGTTGCAGTGGATCTAAAGACGCGGTTGGCGACATGAATCGAAACATTGCCGGGATAGACTCAGTAACGAATTGTTTGCCCATAGACAGCATTGAATCACCAAAACCTACTTTTGTGGCATCCTTGTCTAATTGATTTAATCCTAATTTCTCTCGTTTTATGTAATCATCAGGAGAACCATAAACAGCTTCTTTCTGGGTCTTTGCGTAAACTCTACCTTCATCAGTCAATTCCCCGTTTTCATCCATTAAGCCATTATCACGAAGTAATAGATATTGCGCCCCTAATGGTGTTGCTTCGTTATTTTCATCCAGATACCCCCTATCTAATGTAAATGCTCCAGTGCTTTCCTTTGGTGGAGTTATTTGTTTTAAAGTATTGATATGTTCTCTTAATACTTCTTGCTTAAGAGCATCGATTTCTTTTACTTCTTGGGGCATCTGTATTTAATTAAAATATTTTTATAGAGAGTTATACTCTCTTATTGTTGAGTAATACACCTATAGACTTATTACTCTCCAGTAATTCTTGTGCGTGGCGATTGATTGATCTGTGGAGTTATTGCTCTCAATCTCTCTGTTGATGTTGAGATACCACTACTAGAATTGCCAGTAGATGATCCAGATACACCAAGATGGAACTTCCTCTCATCAGGAAGTAAGTATTTAGTTTTGTTTGCTAATACGTCGTCACCAGATGTCTTATTTTTGATGAGTTCTTGGTCAACTCCTAGTCTCTCAAGTGCAAATTTAGCATCATCTATAACTTGTTTTAGTTTTTTCTGTGCTGCTTCTGGTGGGAGATCTGGACCTAATGCACTTATAGAATTAGCCAATGCTTTGGTTTCCTCAACGGCCATTCCAGCAGCAGTTCCTGTTGCGGCTTTTACTTCTGCCATACCTTGAGCTAAGTCTCCACCTTTTAATTGACCAAGCAATGCTGCGTGTAATGCGTTGTCTCCAGTAGTAAATAATGTTTGCGTCCATTGCGTTGGTTTTGTATCACCAAATTCATTCATAAGTTCTGGACTTGCGTATAACTCCCTAGCAGCTTGGAGCCTCCTAAATATTTTCCGCGCTTGGGTTTCAACAGATTCTCTTTTTTTAACCTCTTGTGCTAACTCGCCGAATACTGC